ATGATTTAAAAATTTTTTGACTATTAGGTATAAATACTCTATTCTTTTATAGAAAATAAACATACATAATCATGAACATTAATGAAAAAAGGAAAAAGTGTAAAGTTAAATTTATACAATCCAATTAAATCAGTCTACGGAACTGTCGATTCAAAAAACCTAAAATCAGTCTACATAAACATACAATCATGGGTGACCCCAAAACAAGAATACGATAATTGGAATAGAGTTGTCTCTAACTTAGGTAGAGAAATTAAACATTCGGTATTCGAATCAATAAACCAAAAATTATTTCAAGAAAAAAGTATCGTAGATTTAGACCTACGAACGAGTGGAATTTCCCACGGTAAAAAATCTTTCTTTAACTTAGAAATTAATTTATACACCAACTCTGAAATGGATTTTAAGTCCGTGGAAATCAAAGATTCCATTAAAACTATAGTCAAATCTATATTCAGAAATAACATTCAACAAAACAAATACTTCGAATTTTCGACCTCAAAAAAGACAGATGACCAATAAACTATCGAGAACGGTATATTTATCTTAAAAGATTAGATGAAAAATTTAAGAATATTAGAGGCAAGCGAATTAGGTCACGGTATCTTAGTCGAGGCTGACGCGGGTTGGGTATCACCTAAAGATTCTCGTAATGAAAAAATGTTGAGAGAAGCTAAAGATATGGACTATAGAAATCCATTTGAGTTTTATGCTGTTTTACAAAAATATGATACTCCAAATAGAAACGGTAGAACTTATCCTGAAAGAATTCTTAAAAGAGAAGCCGAAAATTATAAAAAGGCAATTGATAAAGGATTGTCAACTTCAGAACTTAACCACCCTGAATCTTCATTAATTGACTTAGATTTGGTGGGAAGGAAACATCTTAATGGGTAAGTTAAAATTATTAACTTCACCAGGATTCCACGAAAGAGGTATCGTATCAACTAAAGGAGACCAAGCGGCAAACTTAATGAGACAAGGTGTTACCATGGGAGTTTCTTCAAGAGGTGTTGGTTCACTTAAAAAGGTTGGAGAAAGAAATGAAGTACAAGATGACTTTGAATTAATTTGTTTTGACTTAGTATCATCTCCATCTACACCTGGTGCTTATTTATTTTCAAACCCTGAAGATAGAACAAAATATGAGGAAAACTTAGAAGAAGAAAAAAAACATAACCAAACTAATGGATATGTTGAGAAGTCGGTTGACTTAATGAAAAAATTAAACGATTATTTAGGAAAATAATAAAACATGGAAGAAAAATATTTTGTAGCGAAAATTCAGTACGATTTACCTGATGAGAACACAGGTAAAATTAAAAAAATTAGAGAAGAAAAATTAGTTAAAGGTTACTCAGTGACAGATGTTGAGTCAAAAGTTACTAAGAAATACGAAGGGTTCACCAATGATTGGAGAATCACATCGGTTTCAGAAAGTAAAATTGATGAAGTCATTGAATAATTAATTTAAAAAGCAATTTAATAAAAGTGGTCCATGTGACCACTTTTTTTGTTTGGTAGATATTTATAAATAAAAATAATATGAACTTCTTAGTAAATTTAGGTAGTGGGGTAACCCAAGAGCAAAGGATAGTTAACGCCTCTTCATGGTCAACATGTTTGGCCTATTGTGAAGGTACAGGATTAACTATTGTGTCAATCCAATCATTACCCTCATCAAATATTGTACAGCTAAGTACTGAAACTACTGACTGTTATCAAGGAACAATCAAAGTTAATGGTGTCGCAAGTCAATATTTTGTATGGGCAAATAGTTTTGATTCCTTTAATACATGGTTTGAATCTTTAACAAATCCCGTGTTACAAAACATACAATTTTCAAATAAACTTTACGTAACGGTATAACCAAAATGATTTTTTTTCATTTTGACACTATTTATTAGTTAAAATAACCAATTTTTTCATGCAAGAAAATAAATCATTAGTACAGGAGGCACTCATTCAAATGAAAAACGTTGAAGAGGCTATTGCCGAAAATGCAAAAGGAATACTTGCTTCAACTATGAAGGAAGAAATCAATCAATTAGTAAAAGAATCTCTATCAGAGCAAGACGAAGATGAGGTTGATTTAGATGTAGATATGGAAGACGATGACTCAGAAGAGTTTGATGTTGACATGGATACTGATAACGAAGATGAAATGGACATGGATTTTGACATGGACATGGATTCTGAAGAAAGTCCAATAGATTTAACTGACGCTTCTGACGAAGAAATTTTGAAAGTTTTCAAAGCTATGGGTGAAGAAGACGGAATCATCGTTAAAAAAGATGGTAACGATATTCACTTAACAGATAGTGAAACCGATGAAGAGTATTTGGTTAAGCTTGGTGAGTCTGAAGAAGACACAAATTTAGATGAAACTATGTATGTAGATGAAATCGATGAAATGGACGTTGATACAGAAGATGTAATTAACGCTATTTTTAGTAAAGACGGTGACGCTTCAGATATTGAAGTAGACCAAGATGAAGAAGTTATGTACGAAATTGAATTCGAGGAAGAAGACGAAGACGATGACGACATGATGGAACAAGAAGACGATGACGACATGATGGAACAAGAAGACGATGACGACATGATGGAATCAGATGATGATGACATGATGGAAGAAGACGACGACGATGACATGATGGAAGAAGAGGAAGAAGATTTGGACGAATCTTACAACCAAAGAAGAGCTGTTAGAGAAGCGAAATCAACAATTAAACCTAAAGGTGTTGGAATTGGGTCTGGACCAAAATTCACTTATAAAGATAAAGCTAAAGGCGGATTCGATGATAAGAAGAAAGAAGGACCAAAATCAGTTGGTACTGGTAAACCAAAATTCGAATACAAGAAAGGCGAAAATATGGAAGGAAGTTCCAAAGTTGTTAAGGCAGAAACAAAAGAAGGTGCTCACGGAATGAACAAGGGTGATAAATCTAGAACCATGAAAGGTAAAGAAGATTACACTACTAAAAAAGGTGACACTTTAAAAAGAAAAGCTTTCGAAAAGGAAGAAACTAAAGAAGCTGCTAGAACTTATGGATTTGGTTCTAAAGAAGGTAGAGGACTAAGAAAAGGTATTACTAACAATAGAAATTATGTTTACGGTAATAACGGAGTAAAAGTTGAATCTACTAAAGAAGAGGTTAACATGTTGAGAGAAAAGAATGAAGAATACAGAAAAGCGTTAAATATTTTCAGAGAAAAGCTTAACGAAGTTGCTATCTTCAACTCAAACTTAGCATATGCAACTAGATTGTTCACTGAACATTCGACTACTAAAAAAGAAAAAATAAATATCTTAAGAAGATTTGACGATGTTGAAACTTTAAGAGAATCTAAAAATCTTTATCAGTCAATTAAAGGTGAATTATCTAAAACTGACACAAAAACAATGAACGAGTCAGTTGGAACAAAATTAAACAAACAAGTTTCAACAGGTTCTTCAACTACACTAATTGAATCAAAAACTTACGAGAATCCTCAATTCATGAGAATGAAAGATTTGATGAGTAAATTAGGGTAATAAATAAATTAATAAAAAACAAAATACATTTTAAAATGGGAGCATTATTAGAATCAGGTCTTGTTGGTAACATCGGGTTAAAACACCTTAAAGTTATCAAAGAAGACACAATCAACAAATGGGACAAATTAGGATTCTTAGAGGGTCTTAAAGGTCACATGAGAGAAAACGTTGCACAACTTTATGAAAACCAAGCATCGTATTTAATTAACGAAGCATCATCTACTTCTGATACAGGAGCATTTGAAACAGTGGTTTTCCCTATCGTTAGACGTGTATTCTCTAAATTATTAGCGAACGACATCGTTTCTGTACAAGCTATGAACTTACCAATTGGTAAATTATTCTACTTCGTACCTAACATTCAGGCTTACCAACCAGGTACTTCTGAGCACTACGCACCTTATGGTTCTCCGAACCAAGCTGTAGGTCAAACACCAAACAGTGGTTATGACTATAACAACACTAAAGACCTTTACGATAGATTCTACGAAGGTAACGAACCAGCTTTAGACCCACCAGGTTTATTTGACTATTCTAAAGGACAATACTCAGCTATTACAACTGAGGTTGGTACTGTAGCTTGGTTAGCTGACCAATTAGTTCCTTCAGCTTATACTGTAGGTAACTATAGAAAAGTTCTTATCATTATGTCAGGTTTTGCATCTGATGGAGCTGGTAAATTAATCGGTCCTGATGGTCAACCAATGGACAACGAAGCTTTCTTATCTGATTTAACAGTTTACGGTTCTGCCGCAAACGTTTACACTTCAGGAAATACAAGCAACGCTTACTTATTCAGAGTTGTAACTCAAAGATACGGTAAAGGTATTGTTCAGTATGGTAACAACAACTCTACATTAGTATTCCCTAACAGTAAAACTGATGGTGGTCAATATGACAACATTTGTGACGCTCAAGGATATATCTATTTAGAGGTTGATTTACAAGTTCCTGCTGAAGTAGGTTCTGGTTCAATGGACGGATATACAGGTTCAACTTTTCAATCTACAGCAGCACCAAATAACGCTTTCACAGCGACTTACAGAATCTATAAAAACTTAGAATTTGAAGATAAAATTGGTGAGGTTTCTTTTGACTTAATGTCAGTAACTGTTTCTGTAACAGAAAGAAAATTAAGAGCTCAATGGTCTCCAGAAATGGCTCAAGACGTTGCAGCATTCCATAACATCGATGCTGAAGCTGAATTAACAGCTTTATTATCTGAG